CAGACCTGTCCAATCGACCTGCGTTCCTGTGTCAACAGGGTTATTAAACCACACTGAATCATCAGTAAGTGGGGCGTGAATTTTATATAGATCACTTTGACCAGACGCTAATGATCCGCTCGTAGTGCCTTTTTTGAACGATAGTTTTGCATTGGATATTGTAGCTCCTTGTTTAATGTTGACGTTGGCAAAATTGAAAACGAGAACATCATCCCTATTGTCTGCATGATTGTTGTAGTAATCAGCAGCGATATGAGTTCTTCCAACATTTTGCGTAGTTGTCCGTTGTCCTCCTAGCGTTACCTCTGAGGAACTAGAATCACCGCTAAAACTTGTGCGGATTGAGGGTAATGTTGGAAAAGTATTATACCTTGAACTCGCAAGCTCTCCAGTAAATCCTCTATTAAGGCTTCGATCTGAGCTAGTAAAGCGTATCGTCTGACGTGGGTTAACAGTGTAAGTTTCAGTCGTTGGCGTACCTCCGCCTCCTCCACCACCACCACCACCACTGCTGCCTCCAGAAGAACCAAAAAGGTTTTCAGTAGACTTACTAGCTATAGAACTTGTAAGAGAACTTGTACTAGACATTCTAATTAATTTTAGTCTAAGGGTTGTAAGACAACAAAGAGGTCTGCATCTCCTGCTGTGCGGTTAGTAATTACAAGCTGAAACTCAGTCATGGGAGATTTTATAACACACCCTCCAGGGGCCGTTAGACTTGCATCTGAACCGATGTCAGCAAATGCGCCTCCAACTTTATGTTGAAGTTTTAAGGTTGCTGAACTGAAAGTGCCACTTGCAAGGAATGCATAAGATCCTCCTTTAGTTGAGTTTATCGCAGGGGTTGTAGACACTCCAAGGGTTCCATTGCCCGATGCGTCCAAGCTCGAAGACCCTCCATGAGTAGAAGTGTTTAGGTTTATGCTAGTAATGTATGATGCCATATCTGTTTATCTTTTCTTAATAGTTTACGTTTGCTCCGCTTCCACCAGTCGGAAGGTTCACTGAAGGTCTTCTAATTGTAAGGGAAGATGTGCCTCGTCTACGTGGATCTTTTTTGTTTTTTCTTTTATCCTTAACTTCTTCTGCAAGAGGCGTTGGAGGAGGTGGAGCCATTGGAGGTGCTTGTGGTGTTGGCATTTTTGGTCTTCCTATACACATAATTTAATCTCGGTTGTTTGTTAAAATATTTTCTTGTTGCTCTGCGTTTTTTGCTCGCAGAAAATTAATAAGGTTACGTTGTCCAAAATAGTAATCCATGTCTCGTAGATTATCCTTTGGGCTAAATTCTTTTGGGGGGAACAACTCATCCAACTCATTCACTAACTCACTTGATACAATTGGAAAAGGTTTGATATTATTATCCATGTTCTTTAGGCTCTCTTTATCTTCAGCTTTACTCTAGCTGCTTTTGTGTTAGCTACAAACTGTTTGCCCTTTGAGCCTTCTCTCTTTTTTTTCTTTGCAGTGGTTGCTCTTTGAGACTTGGAAAGACTTCTGGCTTTTGACATAGGAAGGCAACGATCTGGGTTCTTTTTGTTTTTGCTAGTTCCGCATGCACCTTTGATGCTTCCATCAGTTCCGATACGTACCCAGTTTTGTCTTCTCCACTTTGCTAACTCACCCATTACTACTTCTTTTTCCTTTTGATTTTTAGTTTCTTTCTCTTGCTCCCCTTTGCGTAGTTTGGGTCTTTGCAGTACTTAGACGCTGCCATGTTAGCGTAAGCTGAAGGGTACTTATCAAAGGTGCGTTTTGCCCAAGCTATTCCTTTTGGACATATTTTGTTTCCCATAACACTTATTTCCCTACCTCCTTTATGGCTTTCTTATGTGCCTGGGTGAATGTCATTCCGCCTAACATAGACTTACGCATAGAAGCGAGATGCTTTTTCGTATGGTGCTTTGCATGCCTCTTCATGGTCTTCTCCTGCCTAATACTTAAACTTTTGCGTGTTTTCATTTCTTTGGTTGTTTCTTAGCCTTTTTATTAGGTTTCTTTTTCTTTGCCTTCTTAGTTATTGTAAGAGAATTTCTTTTTTTACCTGATGAATAATACATAATTTTTTTTTAAATCAACATTTCCACCTACGCAGGGCAAGAGCTTTTCTAGTAGGTCTTCCTTTTGAGTCCTTCATTGGACCCTTAACTCCTGACATTCTTGCACAAAAGCTACGCTTCCTAGCACCTCCTCCTGGTTGTGGAGCCTTTAGATTGGAACCTGTTTTCCTGTTGTAGTAATCCCTACCTTTTTTAGTAAGACCACCCTTTTTGGATTTGTGTTCTTTTCTTAATGAAACCTTTTTTCGTGCCATACGATAGATGTTTATTTCTTCGTATACGAATACAAACCTAAATATCCCTTAATTTATCGGGTAGCTTACCTTGCTTAACCCACTCATCTGTTTGATATAAACACATGGCATTCCAGATCACTGCACTAAGGTGATCTTCATCCTCAAATCCTTCCATATATGCCCAGAGATGTCGGTAAATAGCGTCGATGTATCTACTGTAGAACTGACCCTTCTCCCAGTTGCGTGAACCATACTTGTTGGCTCCGTCCTCGAACCTGCGACTTGTGGCCTTCAACGCAGAGATGGGAAGTTGGTTAGGAAGACCTTTGCCTTTCATTGAATCCCTTACCGAACCTGTTTCAAACTCAGTACGTTCTCCACTATCTGGCAGTTCATTTACTTTTTCGTTGGTGGTGTCCATAGTCTTATTTCTCCTTCTTTTTCGTTATATTCACTTAGGCTTCTCAAGATGTATGAGAGCCTTGCATTTAATAAAGCTTCTTCTTCGTTCTGACCTTTTGATTCATAAGCATCCACAACAGTCCTCCAGGTTGCGCCATGCTTATCAAGAAGTTTCATTGCAGTCTTTGGGCCTATGCCAGAAGCACCAGAGAACCCATCAACACTGTCACCTGATAATGTTTGAACTAGGTGATTGTAGTCGGCTTCTTCTTTTGTTGTGTAGTTGGTTTCTGCTTTTAAAAAATTAAACCACTCACAATTAAGAGTGCCGAAGTCCTTGTCTCCACTAACAGCAACCATGTGCTTTTTCCCACAACACATCATGCCAATAACATCATCAGCCTCAAGGTTGTGTTTGTAATAACCATTACGTTTCTTGTAGCACCACTCCTTAACTGCCTTTATACCGAGAGGTTTTCTCTTACCTTTCCTGTTAGCTTTGTATTCTGGAAAGATATCATAACGAAAGTTACGGCTGTCAGAGAACACCATCTGGTAATCATCGGTATCTGTTTGGGTCTGGATGTAATCAATAGTCTCATCAACAATCGACTTCATCTCGTTCATGTCTGTCTGTAACGTCCATATGTCATCGTCCCATTTGATCTCTTGCTCAGACGCAAAGGCACTCCTCCAGACAACCATGTCTCCATCTATCACTGCTGTTCTTTTCTCGCTCATAAATCTTAGTGTGTCTCTGCCCAGTTGTTACCAATCTTAAAGTCTCCATCAATCGGACACTTGATGCCAAGGGTCTTCCCTGCCTTCTCCATTGCAGCTACAAAAGTTCTTCCAAGATCCTTTGCGTGTTCCTCGTCGCATGAGAACTGAACCTCATCGTGTACGTTTGCATGCATCTCGTAGGGATGTTTAGCCATCAATGCAAACTCGATAAGACTCTGCTTCATGATAACAGCACCACAACTCTGTAACAGGAAGTTGAGTAGTGAGTGTGTTGACCTTGATCTAATGACCCTGCCATCGATGCCTGTAAGATGCCCATGTTTTTTTGCAGAAGCTTCAACATCACTTAACAGTTTCTTGAACGCTGGCATCTTAGCCATAAAAGAATTTCTTAGTCTCTTTCCTTGTGGTCTTCCTCCACCAACTGACTCACCTAACCTAGTATCACTAGCACCATATATGAGTGAGTAGATAAATACTTTTGCTGCGCTCCTGTCAGGCAAACCAGCAGCATTCTGATTAACTGTATGAATGTCACCCTCTAGGATTTCTCTAACATACTTACCAGAGTCATAAGGAAACAGATAATGTGCAAGACACCTAAGTTCCAGTTGTGCGCTATCGCTCCCTACAAGAACCTTTCCTTCTGGAGCAGTGAACAACTCACGACACTCCTTTCCGTACTCCGAACGTACCGCAGGAATCTGTCCAAGGTTTGGTGCGTTATGTGTACACCTTCCAGTAATAGTTCCAGCAGTGTTAACTGACCCATGAATCCTTCCTTCATCTGTAACAGCATTCAACCAGGCGTGTCTTCCTTCCGCTAACATTCCAAGACGTTTCTGTAACAACAGGTACTCAAGAAGTTTAAGAGATTCCTTTGTGTCTATCTGTCTAAGCACTCCCTCATTTATCTCTGGTCGCTTGCCTTCATACGCTGCTGGCTTCCACCCAGCTTCCATAAGTCTTTCAGCAATCTGATCTCGGCTTCCTGGGTTAAATGGAATTGTTTTTGTTTTGTTTCCCGTCTTCTCTGCAAGGTCACTGATGTTTTGTTTTAGACCTGCCTTCTTTAGCTGACCCTTCAAAGCAATCTTAGTCTTCCCAGTGTACTCGATGCCGTCTACCTCAACCTTCCAACCAGTAACACTCTTCATCGTCTCTACCTTTGGAGGGAACACCTCTTGCATCTCGTTCTCTATCTCCACCCGACGTACCATAAGTTCCTTTGCAAGCTCCTTGGCCTTATCAATATCAAAGGGAAATCCGTTCATCTCCTGCACTCGAATTAGTTTTGCAAACTCATGTTCAATAACAAGGGACTTGGGGGCTGTACTGTTTTCTAGAAGATGTTTGTAGAGTGCTAACGTTGTCCTTACATCCTGGTTGCAATAGGTCTGCATCTCTGGACTAAAGTTTTCCCAGTCTTCATCTTCACCATGTGAATCCTTATGAACACCAATACGAAGACCCCAAGCTTTGAGTGAGTGAGATCCTCTCAACTTCTTAGGGAAACCTTTCTCGTATCCTCTCTTGTCATCTTCATCACCTATGTCAGGGAACAACACCTTTGCCATAAGCATCGTGTCTACAATTTTGTTGAAGCGTATTCCGTACAATCGATAGAGTGCAGGAGCATCAAAGCCTATGCCATTGTGAAAGCAAACATACTCAGATTCCTGTAGCATCTTTAAGCCCTCATCAATATTCTCTTTCATTGTATTAAACTCAAACAACTCACTTGTTGTAGGGTCTATAACTGTGAAGCAATGTAACCGATCAAGACCCTCAAGTGTCTGCCAGTTCTTTATTGCGTTCGTTTCTATGTCACTGATTAGGATGTTATATTTGTAACTCATATTAATTTTATTCTTTCTTCTATTCTCTTACTTAATGTTCTAAATGCTACCTCTACTGTTTGGGGTACGACTCCGTTTCCCAAGAGCCTAAGTCTGTCCACCCTACTGGGAGTCCCATTAGTTGCTCCACCCAGTTTGGGTTTAGGTGTTGTCCTTGGTTCTTCCCATTCGTGTTGGGGTTCTCTTGGTCTGCTAGGCCATCTTTGGCTTTTGGTTTTCCCTTCCTGTCCTTGTGTAATTTCTCCCTCTGTACTTCGTATCCGTGTACCTTCGGGTGGTTGCTCAGTCCCACTTGTCCGTAGTTTGGTTTCCCTCCTATCTTTTCCGCTTCCGATACTGTCGGAGTCGGCCAGTTCTGCATCATCACAGCCGTCTCTAATGGATGCCCTGCGTGTTGTTTTCTTGACTTTGATTTTGACTTGCTGTTCGGAGGAAGTCCTCCCCCTGATTTGACAGTCATTGTGGGCCAAGATGAACACTCTTTTCCTTTGGTGTGGTGCGCCAACTTCACTCGCTGAGAATACTCCTGCCTCTGCGATGTAACCCATGCTTTCCAAGTCTTGGAGGACATGGAGCAGAACACTTCGTCCTGTCTCTGTTTTGGAACTGATGATTCCTTCAACGTTTTCCAAGAAAACAAGTCGTGGTCTACATCTTCCGATTCCATCACTGATGTAGGGGTAGAGGTGTCTTGGGTCTTCAACTCCTTCTCGGCTTCCTGCATGGGAAAAAGGTTGGCATGGGAATCCCCCAGAGAGGATGTCAATTTGTCCAAGAAACTTTTCGTATGGGAAGGTTTTAAGATCCGTCCAGATAGGTGCTGGAGATATTTTATTCTCTTCCATCTTCGCAACCAAGTTGGCGATTGCGAAAGCTTCGATCTCCACATGAGCGACTTCGATGCAGTTTGGGAGAACTCTTCTGAGTCCAAGACCAATTCCTTCGTATCCACTGCAAAGTGAAAGGTGTCTGATATATTCTTTGGTATTATCCACATCTAAAATTCTTCTGATATTTCTGTTTCGGTTAGTCTTCCTGTTCTCTGGCAGTACTCAAGGTGACTGCAAAGTCCTGTTTCGCCACTGAATCGGTTTTTAAGAACAGACAACTTCGTGACTTTATCTTCACTCTGAAGATTCCTGGAAAGGGCTACGCAAATGTCACTTAACTGACTAAGGCTTGAGCTACCCCTAAGTGCTGATAGGTTAGGCATAATTCCGTCTTCGTACCCTCGGTTTCCTTCTGGTCGCTTTAGGTGGCTGACAAGTATAAGTGCAAAGTTACATTCCTCAACAAGCGTTCGCAGCTTTGTCATTAAGATGTCGATGCTTTTTCTCTCGGATGTTTCAATCTCTGCAAGGCCACTTACCACTATGCTAATGTGATCAAGCACAATGTAATCAACCCCAAGTGCCTTGACGAGATAACGCATGTGTGAAAGTAACTGGTCAGTGTTAAGAGAACCCCAGTGGTCATAAAGAAAGAACCTTCCAGAGCCAACAGTTTTCTTAAATGCTTCTCTGTACTTGTCATCAACTACAAAATCCTCGAGGTGCAATAGCTTTCCTAACTCAAGTCCAAGAACACCTTGTGCTGACCTCTCTATGTTTTCTTCAAGAGCTATGTAACCTATCTTTGTTTTCTTTGTTGTAGTTAGTAAATGGTGAGCAATTTGCCTACAAACTTGTGACTTTCCGACACCACTTCCTGCACAGAACAAACTAATCTCTCCTTTGCGTAGTCCTTTTGTTTTTTCATTGAGTCCCTCAAAGGGATACGGAACTGAGTCATTCTTCTTCACTGTGGATATACGTTCAAATAAATCAGCACCATCTATAATGTTTACTGGACTCCACTGCTTGGCATCAAACATAGCCCTAACAACATCTTGTGCTTTGCCTTCCATCAGTAATGCGTTAGGATCTTTTCCAGGTAACTTAGCAACATAAGCTTTGCCAGTGGGGATAATACTAACACACTCACTCATTGCCTTTTGTCCTGGTTCATCCATGTCAAACATCAGGACCACTTCATCAAACAACTCAAGCCACTTTAAGTTCTTCTTGAACGCACTCTTGGCACTGTTAGTTCCTTGCGGAATGGACACGCAGGGGTAGCGGTTAGAGCCTAACTGGGAAACTGTTAATGCGTCTATTTCGCCTTCACAAATAATTAACTTCTTGCCACCATTCGGCCAAAGGTGCTGACCAAAGAAGTGATCTTTTATACAGCCTGTAGTCTCAAACTTTTTATCTTTGTCTCTTATCTTTTGACCAACTAACTCACCATCAAAGTTTCTGTAGTTGGCTATGTGTACTGTCTTACCCCTATAGTTACCTACGTAGTAACCATACTTTTTACAGGTATCAAGGTGTATTCCTCTAGGAGCTATGGGTAATAAATCCCCATAAATAAATTCTTCTTCTTTTTTGTTTTTCTTTGTCATCTTTTTCTTAGGTGGTTCGGTTATCTTTTCAGCAGGAGTATACCTTCCGCAGCTAAAACACTTTGTACTGCCATCGGCATTGATACATAACGCATCACTGCTAGAACAATCAGGACATGGAAGGTGTCTATCTATGAATCCAAGGTCTTCGTCCATTCGGTCGGTATCCTCTTGTGACACCACATGAAGCCATGCCTATCGCACCACTTGGCATATGTCGTGTTACTGTTTTTGGTGAGTCGGTTATATGCATTTTGGAACAAGAATCTGACATCGTAACGACTTCCGTACTGCTCTTGAATGAGCCGATGTTTCGTCCTATCTTCGGGCTTGAAGAATCCCTTTGCTTCTATGATCACACCATTGGGGAAAATAAAGTCAGGGGTATACGTTGCCAGTTTTGTGTAACTGATCTTCAAAGTCTCGTACTCAAATTCAACCCCCTCCCGTTTAAGGGAGAGGGCTGTATTCTTTTCAAACTTAGAACGGAACTGCATTCGACGATGTTTGATTCTCTTCTTCGCTCTCTTCACTTTCTTCTTCTTCTTCTTCGTTATCTTCTGCAACAAAGCCCCCTTTGACTTGATCAAAACCAAAAGACTCTGCGTTGTCTCCACTTGCACCACTGTACTCGACTAACTCAACAACCTGGACTGCACGTAGTCTAAGCGTATACCCAAAACCAAGTGCATGAACATACCAAGTTGCAAGATCAACACTCATTCTTACTAACGAGCCACTGCCAACATTTGTATCTGCTGGAAGTTTGTTGCCTTGACTATCATAAATGCCTATAGAAAATGTAAGCTCACCTTTTGAAGTTTGCTTTTTTGCTACCTGCTTTGCGTAGATCTCGTTATCACCATCATCAGTAATACGAATAGGAGGCGTGTTGAATTGCTTCAACTTTTTCTTGCCTTGTTTGACAAGCTCTTCCTTGTAGGCTTTCTCTACAAGTTTATCTACATTTGCAGCGAACTCATTAAAGACTCCCTCATCCTCAATGTGAATCTTGCAGGAGTATTGTCCGTTCTCATCCCATTTGTAGTCGGGCTGTAACTTCGGATAGAATGCCTTTCCGATTGGCGTGGTTAGTTTATGTATTTTCATTTATTTTTATCTCTTATAGTTATTTTATTTCTATTTTATGTTTTCCGTTTTTTAGGAAAAGAAGTACGGACTGTCTCGTATCAATGAGATGTCGGCAGAACCATATTGAGGAGGCTCTGGAAATTCAAGGTCAGGATTTTGTTCTTTTATTTGACCAAGCCACTCACGCAACAAATCAGGAGTGAACATCTTTACTGCTTCAGATCTAATGGTCTCTGCAAGTAACTGTGCTTTGTTTGAGTGAGTACCAAATGAGTCATGGATCATACAGAAATCATACAGACCCAGCTTGTTGGATTCATGTACAACGTTGTGTAACAAAGCTGAGTCATATGAGTGGATTGTGTTTGGACTTACGCCATTCTTCTGTTTTACAACACTCAACTTATCAATGCTGTCTTGGAATCTAACATGCATCAAGTGACCTGATATGTAGGTTCTGATCTGTTGTTCTTTTACTTTCTTGTAGTCTTGCTTAACAACAAAACCACTGGGTGTTGTCCATTGCAGCGGTCTTCCCTCCGCACTTACAATTTGTGCAACCTCAACAAACCAATCCATGCACTGCTTCGGTAGATCAAGTATCTCTTCGATAGCTCTCCATACGTTCGATGAAAGATAATGAACCGCCTTGTAGTATTCCTTTTCACAAAAGGGACTAGGGCAATCATCGCCATGTATCTTGTCCTCAAACCAATCAAGAACATACTGCCTACAAGAGTACTCCGTAAGCCCATACGGCTTGGTCATTGTGGGCCTTTTTAGGCATGCCCTATCAATACCATAATCCAACCAGGCTTGTGCGAAAGGATGTCCACTCTTTGCGTCAGCTTGCATGTAAGATTCACAACGTATTCTTGCAGTCGTGTAAATGTCAGCAGGGACTCCTTCATCGTTTGGAGTTACGTTAGTGGCAGCACATCCATACTCACATCTTGTAAGGATCGACAACAACTGAAGTCCGTTGTTTGTTGCGTCCATCATCACTGGTATCTTTGTTTTTATCTTTCCATTTTCAAGAAACACTCTCCACTCAAAACAAAAGGCCAAGAAACTAAATGGTGCATCAGCCTTTATCCATCTAAGATCACCAACAGGGTCCATCGCTATCGATTTAATCATCTCAGCATTATCGTATGCCCACTGCTCCCGATCACTTAAAGATACTTTGTCGTTGCCATAGGAATTAGAGCCATGTATTGCAAGCCATCTTGCTTCTTCTTTGTTACGTATTTTTTCTTCTCTCCAGAATTGTAACAACCCCCTAGATAAATCATTGCCCATAGGATTGCAGAACGTAGGCGCATAATAAACACGACCTCTAAAATCCACATTGCATGGTAAAAAGATTCTCTCTCCTGCAAACTTCTCTGCTAGGTAAACCACCTTGGTAGTCAACATCCTCTTGGACCTTGTTGAAAGATTTCTCTTGTGAATACCACTGGCTACCTTGGCCCAAGCATTTCTCGAATCTCTGTTCTCTTGCCCATCAATAGGAAAGGGCGGTAACTCTTCGTCTTCTTTTGAAGGTAACCCCTCCACCTGTACATTGTTGTCCCAAGCCCACAACACTACAGCTAATACATTCTGATTAATCTCCCAAGGCGTACGCTGAATGAGATTAACAGCATCCATAGGAATCTTTAGTTTCTTTGGGTCCAGTGATCTTAAAAACTTTTGGTCATGACTTTTTATGAAAGGGAAACTTGGAGCAAATCCATCCTCCTTACTTGCCTTGTAACCACCCTCCCACACTTGCTCCCAATTTTCTGGAGGATCTATTGTTGGCATCCAAAAAGGATCAAGGATTGAATGATGGGTGTTATAATTTTCTAACCAATCAAGTGTCTCTTTAGTCGCTGCAACATAGCGCAAGATTCTTTTATTGTATGAGTTTTTGCGTATGTAAATATATTCAATCAGGCCAGTGGAAACACGCAACAACTCAACCAAGTTAGTGCCACAAGATATCCTATCTCTTCTGCTCCAAGGATCAAAGTTCTTCATGCCCTCCTTCTTTTCTTCGCTCCTCATCGACAACTGGATGTGCCTGTATTGGCTAGCCTTTGATCTTGTCTTGGCTCCCTTGATGATACCCTTGCCCTTTGGGTTGGTTCTAACAAGGTAGGTACACATAACCTCTCGCTCTATGTACTTCCCAACAGCATAAGCAACAGATGCCAAAGTCTTCTTTTTAGGTAACTCATCAAGCAATACTTTAAAACAAATAAAGGAAACCTTTTTCAAATCGTAGTTCATGAGGTCAGCTTTCCACCTTGTAGGTCTTCCACCTTTTTCTTTTTTAAGAAGCTGCTTTACTCTTTTGTGGAACTCAGGCAACAACTCACGCATTATCTTTTGCCCTGCCTTTGATCTTGATATCTCATCATGGTCCCTTGCGCTCTCCCACTGCGAATTGTAACGGCCTATGCCAATCTCTGACATCTCTCTGTTCAGTTCACTTTGATCCATAATTTTATTATGTTTATGTCAGGATTTTGTCAGTCGCAAAGGTTTTTCACAGACAACATTTTATGTATTGTCGGCTGACAAAGCGTTACAGGGATTGAGTTTGATGAGTTGTAAAAAGAATGCGGAGAACCTAAATCTGTTGCGTCTACCAATTCCGCCACAGCCGCATTTAACTTGTATCCCTTTTCCACCATACATTTAAGCGAGTTTTTCCCCCTTATTTTTCTTTGCAGATTTGTCAGTATATTCAGACATATTTGTCACCTTTTTGTCAGGCAACTCCAGAGCATTGTCTAAAGCGCAAAGTGCTTGCCTTAAATTGTGAGGCGCAAGCTTCGCATAACGCATCGATTGCTCAAGAGTTTTATGCCCCAACATACTCTGTACCAAAGGAATTGATCCAGTTGCTTGTATAATTCTAGAGGCACATGTATGCCTGGTTAAATAAAAGACAAAATCTTTGTCAGTTGATCTGTTCATGTGACTTCTCACTTTATCCCAAATGGATCTAATCCTTTCTTTAGTCCAATACTTCCACAAGTACTCTCGGTGTTGATTATTCTTGTACGCCAACAAAGCTCTACGAGTCAATGGCACAGTTCTTTGTTCTCCGTTTTTTGTGTGGAACAAATCGACAACGTAACCAAGATGCTCATCCTTTCTTATGTGATGTGGCTTTATAAACCTAGATTCAATCGGCCTACATCCAGTATCAATTTGCCACGAAAAGAAATCACTAAAGTAATCTTCATCTTGCTCCTCAAGATAACTTAGTATCTCCATCTCTTCGTCTTTGGAAAAGAAAATCAATCTCTCATTCTTTGTCTTCAAGAACTTGCTTTTAGGAAACTTAGGTTTCTTTGCAAGCAACGGAGGATCGTGGTCCACACAATAATTAAAGGCAGTACTAAGCGTTGCCAACTTTAAACGTATTGTTGCAGGTGCATTGCCCGAATGTCTACACTCACTAACAAACTCATTTATCATGGTTGTCGTTATGTGCTTTATCTTTGTCTTTGGACCAAAGGCTTTCTCAAACATCTTTGAATGAGAGAACGCATTGTCCCAATTAGGTAGCCCCTTCCAGTGCATTTCTAACACTAGATCAAACATCTCTCTCAAGTTCATGTTGTCATCAGGACCACTACTTGCACCCCCCTTTACACCTTGAACCTCAAGACCATATTTTAACCTGCCACGGCTTTCCTCCTCCCATTTTGTAGCGTCGCTTTCATTGTCAAAGTACTTTCTGTACCTCTTACCCGAATGCATGAAGTCTGCAAGATAAGATACAATTTCATTACGTTTGTTTCGTTGTGGACGAATTGCCATATTTTTAAACCCCTTCTATGTGGTAAGTATTGTGTTGGTTAAACTAATTAGTACTAAAGTAGTCCTGTTTTGTATAAGTTGTCAACTAAGCCACAGTAACATTATAACATTTTAATGTTGGCCGAATAAAAAGAGACAGGGAACATAAGCCCCCTGCCTCCCATATTTAACCTAACACCAAATAACATATCTCAGTCTTACGAACAATAATAAGAAGAGTTTGGCAGGGAAACTCCTAAATAACCCTACCGCTATGTTAGTTAATGACACTCTCATCTTTGCGTTCATTGAGATCTTTGTCAACATCACAAACGGAAAAAAATCTTAGGATCAACAAATTAATTATAACCCAAACTATTAATAAGAATAACGCAATCATTAGAGGACTATGTAATCAACCAGCCTATTGACGTAGGGCAACAACAAATGCCTCCTACCCTCAGTTGACCGAATGCCCTCAAGGTCATCTAGGGCCACTCCTACAAGCACCTTGTCCTGCCCAAATGCATCACATACTTCTTCCAAGTTACAACCAAACTCACTCACCAATGTATAAATAATTATGTTTCTCCAACGGATTATATAGTTCTTTTTTAGTTTCTTTAGCTGGTCTGGAGAATACCCAGTCATCTCTGATGCGCCCTTTAACATTGCTTCAATCAGGGTATCAAGATCACCCGAATGCTTTTGCCAGAATGCTTTTTCTATTTGTTCTTTTGTTTTTTGAGTTAGTGGTTGTTTTAATGTTTTCATAATTATTAATCTTTTGTTAAGTCGTTTATAATGTTAAGTCCCTCGATTGTTTCCGCTTCTATCTCTATTGGTTCACCTATTATTTGATTCCGTAAACTATCAATAGTGAAATCGCTTACGTCCCCATACCTAGCTTCCGTCTCACCTGGTTCTGGACTAAGGTTGTATTGCTTAAAAGATTTAACCTTGCCCGAATGCTTACAATAGATAACCTCAAATATTACAGGAATGCCGTTTGGCCTTAGTTGTCTTAGAATGTGCATAGATTAGAATGCCCGAATGCCCGAATGCAATAATAAATTTTTTTTGGTTGAGTTAATTTTTGAGTCAAAAAAAAAACCTGGAATTATTTTTTACATAAACCAGGTTTTCTTGTTTGTTAATTTTTAAGTTCTTTAATTACTTTTAATTTTTTTCCGAGGGGTAAAAGTTTTACAAAGTTACCAGTATAACCGCCCCTTGGCGCATCGTTACCCGTAATGAAATGTTTTCCTTTTTTTAATTTTAAAGCTATTAAAATGTCCTCTAATAATAATGCTTTATTGGCCCCTTTTTTCCAAGATGAATAACTATTCAAATAATAATTTGGATAATATTTACCTTTGGAGTTTAACAGATTTAAAACAAGCTCTTTTCTTGTTCTTGTTAATGGATTTTTCATTTGGTTTTATTTGGTTGGTTGGTTAATAAAATTAGAAAATTTTCTCAATATGTTGTAAAATTTGTTTTTTTCTGTCGGTTCAATAATTGTAAAAAATCCATATGTTTCAGGAAACATTTTATATTCATCCAAATTTTTTATTTGTTTAATATTCCTTACTTTTAAACCTACTTTTGTTTTGGCGTTGCAATTAAATACATATTGAAAATGTAAATCTTTATATG